GACCCTTCTGAACTTACTAAAATCTTTTTTGGTAATACATTAGCACCTAGAGGGCATTTTATTCTTGATCCTTTTAATAAAGACAGGTCTAGTGTTTCTGGGGTAGCAGGTATATCTGTAGAAACAACAACAACTCGTCCTGAATCTGTTGCTTTTTTTGCTGGTAGAGCTTTCTTTGGTGGTCCTCCACAAGAAACAATGTCTGGTCATATTTTCTTTAGTCAAATTATAGAAGATGAATCTAAAATAGGACGATGTTACCAAGAAGCTGATCCTACTTCAGAAAAAATTAGTGACCTTATTGCTACTGATGGGGGAGTTATTATTATTCCTGAAGCTGGTAACATTAAAGCACTAAAAGTAACTGGAGAATCCCTTCTTGTTTTTGCAGATAATGGTGTATGGGAAGTATCTGGTAGTGCTGGAGGAGGATTTTCTCCTACTGATTATGCTGTTTCCAATGTATCTTCTGTTGGTTTAATAGGTAAAGGAACTATTGTTGATGTTGAAGGTACTCCTGTTTGGTGGAGTGATAGGGGTATTTATAGCATAGGCCGTAATGAAGTTACAGACCGTATCGAAGCACAATCATTATCAGAAAAAACTTTACAGACTTACTATGATACTACAGTTCCTAATGTTTCTAAGCTTTATGCTCAAGGATCGTATGATGCAGTAACTAGACGTATTACTTGGATGTTTAATTCTGCTGGTAATGATACTAACTATCGTTATAAATTTAATAGAGCTTTAGTTTTTGATACAACAGCAGGAGCTTTTTATCCTTGGGCAGTAGGAGAGTTAGTAAGTAATGCTCCTTATATCTTTGGTATATTTACATTACCTTCTATTTCTACAGTATCCCAAACTGATACAGTTATTCAAGCATCTGATGGTGAGACTGTAATACGGCAGAGTGATTCAGAAGTAGTTGTTGCTGATGTAGAAGTACTAAGAGGTGGTACAACAACAACTGCTTTTATATGTGCAATACCCGGAACTAATTTATCTGAGTGGACATTTGCCCAAGTTAACAACGATGACTTTGTAGATTGGAAAACAAAAGATGGTACAGGTATTAGTTTTGATAGTTATTTTGAAACTGGTTATTTACTTGAAGGTAATGTAACAAACTTTAGAAGAGCACCACATGTTTTAGTTTATACTAAAAGAACAGAGACAGGGTATGTAAGTGATGGATCAGGTGGGTATGATTTACAAAACCCAAGTAGTTGTTACTTACAAGCTAAGTGGGATTTTTCAGATCATAGTAATTCTTCTAAGTTTTCTAGATCACAAGATGTCTATAGAATATTAAAAACATATGATAAAACTCCAACGTCTTTAGATTTTAATAGTGGTTTTCCTGTTACAATAACACGTAATAAAGTAAGAGGTAAAGGCAGAGCATTGTCTTTAAGGTTTGAATCTAAATCAGGGTTTGACTTTGATATCTATGGTTGGGCTATAGAGTTTTCAGATAACGCAAGGGTATAGTTATGTTTAGTAGTATACTAGGTATTATAGGAATTGGTCTTGGGGCTATTGGATTATTTGGAAGCTATAAAGCTGGTAAAGATCGTACTGAAGCATTAGATAGGCAAGCAGCAGAACAAAATAAAGTTAGAGAACTTGAATTACAAAAAGCACAAATACGAGAAAGACGGGAAAGATTTAATTTAGTACGTGAAGCAAGGATTAAAAGAGCTACAGCGATTGCTAATGCTACTGTTCAAAATGCTCAAGGTTCTGTTAGAGGTGGGTTTGGTTCTATTATATCACAACAAAGTTCTGGACTGCAATATTTAAATCAAGCAGCATCTTTAACTGGACAACAAAATATATTTTATGGAAGAGCAGCTATGTTTGCTTCTAGAGCTAGGGATGCAGGAACTAGGTTAAATACATGGAATGCTGTAGGTAAAGTAGGGGGTAGTATATTTACCAATAGAAGTCAATTTAGTGATATGTACCAGACTATATTTAGTTAATAATTTTAATTATAGAAGATATAATAAATGGAATATGTAGAAACATTTGAAGAGTTACAGCCTAAAGAAGAAGGTTTAGATCTTGGAGGAACAAGCATAGATGCTTTTGAATCTGAGTTTGTTCCTTTAGAAATAGGACAGCAACAACAACCTATTCCTGTTGCAGAAATGGAAGCTACTATTTCTTCTTTAGCTGCTCAAAGACTAGGTAATTTAACTCCTGATGAAGCTAAAGAAAAGTTTGGGGCATACTATGAGCTTGCTTTATTTGGTAAAGAGATGGAAATAAAAACTGATCTTTTAAATTTAAAGTTTGAAAGGGATTCGATAATTTCAGGAAATATTTTATCTGAAGCTGCTAATAAAGGAGATATTGATTTAACTAAAATGGTTACAGAATATACGTATGATTCTGAAACTGACGCATTTAGTTTACCTTACCAAGAAGTAGGTGAGCTATTAGTAGAAAATGCTGCCCAACATTCTGATGGAAAAGAAAGGTTAATTAAAGATTCTACAATAGTAGATACATCAGTTAACGAAATACCAGCACCAACTTTATCAGAAGTATTTAGTGATATGGCTGCAACTAAATTAGCTTTATCCCATGCTATTCGTAAAAGAGCATCAAAATTAGGACTACATTCTCTTGGGGATATAACTAAAATGTTTATTCCTTTTTATGTAGCTAATGGATTTTCTCAAAGAATTAAAACTAAAGATGACCAGTTTTCTGATTGGTGGGTAGGCGAAGATATCCAACAACAAATATATAAATTTCAAGGAATGTCTGTTAAAGAACAATTAAAAACTTTAAAAGATTTAGAAAACTTTTTTGATAATAAAGCACAGTTTAAAACTGAAGGTTTAGAAGGGCTAGAAGGTTGGGCTGAAGGGCAAGGCAATGATGTAATGGCTTTAATATATCTTAGCTACCTTTCAGACTATACAACTTTTGATTATGCTATAGAAAATGTAGGGCAAGCTGCTGATACATTGTTTGTAGGAGCAGCTATTAGACCTCTTCTTAAAGCATTTCAAATACCAAAAATAGCTAGAAAAATAAGTAATTTATTTTTAGATGATAAACTATCAACTGCATCAATCCCTTTAGGTAATCGAGCAGATGCAGCAGATCAAGTAGTAAATGTAACTCAAGCTGTAAAAAAAGGAGAGGTTGTTGTTGATGCTAAGGCAACAGAAGAAGCAGCAGATTTAATTCTTAATGGTACTGTTCGTCCAACTGCTCCACAAGGGTTAGGAAACACAGCAGGAGTTTCAGGAACAGTTATTAAAAAAGCTAAAGAAATAGAAGCAATGGCTCAAAATCTTGTAGACATTGACCAAGTTGATGCAATAGCTGATGCAGAAAAAATAGCAAATACTTATGAAGCAAAAGTAGTTTCTGAATTAAATGATGCTAATAAAACTCCTATTGATATTACCCTTGAAGGAGCAGTATATAAAAATGTAATACCAGGAAAATCTATAGCTAAAGCTAAATCGACAGAATTAAAAGATGAAGTGACAGATACTTTAAAAGGAATTACATATACAACACACTATGGAAATAAAAAGGGTGAAGGTTTTATTAACGAAGGTATAGCTAAAGCGTATGCTAAAAATTTAAAAATAGAAGGGGCTACAATAACTTCAATAGAAGATCAAGGAGCACACTTTATAAAAATAGTTAAACCTATCGATGATGCTTCAGACTTTATTACTCCATATAAAGATATGAAAAAAATTAGTGGGTTTAGAAGTGTAATTGGAACTCCTAGTGGCTACGTAGATAATGCTTCTAGAATATCAGGTTTAAAAACTCTTAGGATAAAAGAACAAGGACTTGCTGAAGGTAAAAAACTTGTTAAGTTTGTAGATAAACTATGGCCTTGGGAAAGAAAACCATTAGCAGAAGTCTTAGAACAAGGTAGAAATTTACAAAAGTGGTATAGCCCTTCTGAATTAAAACATAGTTATAATTTAAACGATAATCAAATTTTAGCGTATGAAGCTGTACGTAGAATGGATGATATTCTTTGGGTAATATCAAATGGAGCTTTGTATTCTCGTTTACAAAGAGCAGGATTTAAATCTATAACAGTTTTAAACAAGGGTGCAACAGATATAGGTCTTCCACGTACATTTAATGGAATAGTTGAGACTAATAAAATTTCAAACCCTAGAGGTAAAACTATTTATGATGTCACAACTAATAAATACTTAGATGAAATGTCTCCTACCCAATTAGATGAACTAAAAGAACAAGGTTATGTTTTTGTTTCTTTAGGTGGGGTTGAGTATACTGATACTATTAAACCTATACAATATATTATAGGTAGTGCGTCAGATCTTAAAGTAAACCCTCTTAATATAAAACAACTTCCTTATGTTCCAGGTGGGCGAATTGAATACACTGGATCTCATTTTGTTAAGCAAGGACGTATAGGTAGAACAGAAGCAGGTATTCCTATTGTATTAAAGTCTAGAACATTTACTAATGGTACATTTGAAGAGGCTATAGAACTTGCAGATTCTATGAATGCTGGTAGATTAGTAGCTTTAGAGTCTCAAGGAAATAAAGCAACTAAAGGAACAGGTACTTTAGATACAAAAATGAGTGAAGCTACAAAAGGAAGGTATAATACTGTTGATGAATTTATAGAAGAAGTAGGTGATAAAAATTTAAATATGCCTTTTGAAGCAGTTAAAGATGGACAAGAATTATCTTCTATAAGAAAAGCAATATCTGAAGATAGTATAATTATTTATGATGCAGAAAGTATTAAAGAAGCTAATACAGTACAGAATTTAATTAATAAAACAATATGGGAATCAAAAAGAAGACGAGGAAAAAGACTTGCTGGAATTGATACAGAGTTTGCTCCTGTTTTAAACCCTATAGAATCTGCAACTAAATCTCTTGATAAAGCTTTAGAGATAATGTCTAAAGATAAATGGAAAGCTAGGCATATAGAACAATTTGTTCTTACTTATAGAAGTATTCTTAAAGGAACAGAAGCATCAAGTAACAAAACAAACTTTGCACATTTTGTAGAGCCTGAGTTTATTGACTTTGCTAAAGCTACCCAAGCTGAAAGAGAATTAATAAATCAAGCTAAAGGACATAGGCAATATATAACATCTGTTTTAAATATGAAAACGTCTGATGAAAAATGGTTAAGTGAAACATTTATTTATCCGTTAGCAAATACTTTTAATAAAGTATCTAAAAAAATTGGTTTACCAATTAAACATGAAACATTTGAAAATGTAGCTAATGCTGATCCTATTAGATTTATGAGAGCAGCAGCATATCAGGTAAACATGGGCTTATACAATCTAAGACAACCTTTAGTACAGATACAGGCAAGTTTTTTAGCTACAGCAGCCGACCCTGTTAATGGAATAAGAGCCGCAGCTTTAGCTTTACCTATGCGATTTATGTTAATGAGTGAAAATTCACAAACATTAGCATGGCTTGCAAAAGGAGCAGGTAAATTTGTAGGACTTAAATCAGAAGAAGTAACAGAGTTATTCCAGATTCTTCAAAAGTCTGGTACATGGCGTATGCAATCAGGAACATTAGTTGAACAAGCTACAGAAAGAGGGGTAGCGTCTTCTAAAGTAGCACAAAGATTTTTAGATTATGGGGAGATTCCCTTTTTAGAAACAGAACGTATAAATAAAATTACTGCTACGATGTCTGCTGCTTTACGTTGGAGAAAAGCTAACCCTAAAGCTAAAGTTACAGAAGAAGCAATAGATAGTATTGTCGATAGATCTGAAACTCTTTTACTTAATATGAATAGGGTAGATAGATCAGGCTATCAAAAAGGTCTTATGTCTGTTCCTACACAGTTTTGGAGTTATCAAGCTAGGGCAGTAGAAGCTATTGTGTTTAATACAGATTTTACACCAATGGAAAGATTTAGAATGGCTGTTGCTCAACTAGGAATGTATGGGGTAGGTGGAACACTTAGCTCAAGACATGGTATGCGATGGGCAGATGTAGCTAATGAAATGTATCAGGAAAAATTTGGAGAACCTTTACCAGAATTTGTTTATGATACTATCCGAGGTGGTGCTATTGAAGCTTTATTAGCATCATTAGATATTGATGTAGCTTTACATCATAGGGCTGGATTAGGTTTATTAGATACTGGGTTTGGAGAAGTAGCTAAACAACTTGCTACAGGAGATTTTAAAGAAATTTTAAAAATAGATGCAGCAGGTATTACTGTAATATCTAAAGTTGCTTCAGGTATAGCAGACCTTATTAGAGTAACAAACCCTGCTGATGTTGAGTTTCTTTCTAAAGCACAGTGGGAGCTTTATATGTCAGTTTCTAAAGATACTTTACGTAGCGTTGTCTCAACATGGGGCACTGCTGAAAAAGCTTTTTTTGCTTTACAAACAGGAAAGTACTTAGATAAACAAGGTTATACTCTTAATGGAGAAGTTAGTACTATAGAAGCATGGGCACAGTTATTTGGATTTGAAAAACCAGAAAAAGTAAATCAAGAAACTATGCGAGAAGTAGTAAGAATACATGGTAGACAACAATTTAGAAAAAAAGTAGTTGAACAATTAGCTAGAGAATTAAATATATGGAATGAGTTATCTACAGACAATATTGAAAAAGCTAAAAATCAATGGGAAAGATTTTCAAATTTACGTAAAGGTTTCTTAGGGGTTTTTCCTGAACATGAACGTATGAGTTTACATAATCAAGTATTAAACAAAGTAACAAAGGGAAATCAAAAATCTTTTGGAAGACTTATTATAAAATATAATCAACTATATAACACTGAAACAAGAACTAAAGTAGAAGAGTAGGATAATAATATGGCTATTAAAGAAGCAGGATTTTTCGGTACAAGTGCAGTAGTAAGTGAGCCTACTTCAAGAGTTAAGGCTTTACCTTTTAGTACAAACACTGAAGCTGAAACAACAACAGCTAACTTAATAACTGGTGGTTTTGGAATAGCTACCCAAATAGGTACTATGGCACAAGACTATTTAGTAAATAAAACTACTGAAGAGTTTAGTAAAAATATTTCTGATATTGCTATAGAAAAATCTGATGCAGAAATTAAAGCAATGGCTGCAGAAAGATTTCCTAATCGTGATTTAACAAATAAGTTACCTAGTACACTTAGATTTTTATTAGCTGGTAAAGCAAAAGCTACAGCATTAGCACAACATGCTGGTAATAAAACAATGAAAGCAGCAATAGTAAAAGAAAGTAATGATATTCTAGGAGTTAATCCTGTCCAAGCTTTTATGTCTGCTGAAGCACAAGCACAACGAACTACACAAGCTGCTGCTGTAAAATCTTTACAAGATAAATACAAAGAAGCTCTTAAATTTATAACTCCAGTGTTAACAAATGGAACTCCAGATGTAGCAGCAACAGTAAAAGAGTATGAAACAATGCAAGGAATGTTTGGGGGATTAAAAGCAATAGGTAAAAGTATACCTAACACTTCTGGAGCAAGTGGGCCAATAAGATCAGAAGTTATAGGTCAATTAAAATCTGCACGAAATGTTGTTACTAAAATTTATTCAAAAAATTTACTTAGATTAATAACTTCACTTGGGGAAACTGAACCAAATAGCCCACAAAGAGTTGTTATAGCTAGACAAATACGTGATATGAACAGAGGTATTACAGCAGGAATTTATAGAAATTTAAATTCTGAAGCACAAGGTGGTGGTTTAAAGTATAATATTAATCCAAGTGAGTTAGCTTTTATTAGGGCTGATATAGATAATATGATGACTTCATTCTCAGGAACTACATCTTGGGAAGATGTTAAAGTAGGAAAAGAATTAAAACAAATTGTAGCCTTTGAAGAAAACTTACTTAAAGCTGAAATATTTAACACTCCTCTTTTAAGATCAATACATAAATTAAAACAATCTGGTGTAGATGGAGCAGCTATGGGGTTTTTATTAAACGGATTACCCGAATTTAAATCATTTTTATTAAATGCTCAAAACCAAGAAGGAGAAAGTGGTAAGAAAGCTGGTGCTAAAGTATTTGAATTGTTTGCAACTGATAAAAAAATTTCATTTGATAACCCAGTAGAAATAGCTTTGTTTGAACAAACAGGTACAGCATTATTAAAAAATTTTAGTAATGCTACTGCTCCTCAAAAAGTAAATATAGTAAAAGCAGTATCTAGTGTTTTAAATAATAATTCTAGATCAGAAGAGGATAAAGAAAAACTAATAACTCATTTAAACAATTTAGATATTCCTAGTAAATTAGGAACTTTATATAATAAAGCTGAAAATAAAGAAGAACTTAGAACTGCTATAGTAGCTATTAATACTGTAGCTCAAAATAAATTAACCAAATCACTTAAAAACGCAAGTGAATTTTTTGAACAAGACAAAAATTCGTTAAGCTCTGGTTTTAAATTAAACTCAGAGACAAATGAAATTGAAGTAATTGGTGAAAATAGAGATGCTAATTATGGAATTAGAGTTCAACAAGCTAAAGCATTTAATAAAACAATAGGATCTATAAGTCAACTTAATTCTATTATTACAGATAATACTAGTGTAGATCAAGCTAAAAAAGTAATAATAGAAAAAATAATTAAACCATATTTTAAAACAGAAGAAAATAAAAGTAAAGATAAATCAAATCAAAATCAAAAAAATATAAAACGTACAATAGACTTAACAAAGTAAGTGGTACTTAATATGCAAGAAGATTTTACAGAAGTAGTAGAAATTACTAATGATACTCATGGGACTTTTGATGTTATTGTCCCTCTTGGTATGGAAGACAATGATATTAAAGAACGTCTGAAAAGTCTTGACCTTAATACTTTACTAGGTATCCCTGAAGATAAAAAGAAAGAGCTTGGGAAAACAGATTGGGGGAAAATACAAGAATGGGAAAACTCTAGTTACGCTGGACTACGTAATGATAGGTGGTTCTCCCATGATGTATCGGCTAGTGAAACTTCTATTGCTTATGGACATAAATTAACTGCCGATGAACTTAGTAGTGGTATAATTAATATTAATGGTAAAGATGTTAACTGGAAAAAAGGTTTAACAAGACAACAGGGTAATGATCTTTTAATACAAGATGCAGAATGGGCACAACAGATAGCATTAGCATCATTAATTAAAGCTGATTTACATACTAACCCTAATGCAGTAGCTTCTTTAACTTCTGTAATATATAATGTGGGTTCAGGTAATTGGGGAAAGAGTGAAGCCAAAAAAGCTCTTGAAGCAGGACATATCGAAGACTTTATGCACGAAGCATTTGATGCAGAAGAAGGGTTTGTAAAAGTAAATGGTAAAGTCTCAAGAGGTTTGGTACGTAGACGCAGAGAAGAAGCACAGTTATTTTCTGAAGGTTACGAAGATAAACCTGAGTCTTTTAAAAACAAAATAAGTGAGGTAGTAGCTGCACTTAACCCTGTTAGTACTGCCCAAGCATCGACATTAAAACCAGAAGATAAAATGTTTGTGCCACCCCAAAGTTCTGACATATATACTGTAGTATCAGGAGATACTTTATCTCAAATAGCTAAAGATAATAACACTACTGTTTCTGCTTTACAAGAACTTAACCCACAAATTAAAGATGTAAATAAAATTGGGATAGGAGATAAAATTAATTTAAATACACAACAACCTGAAGAAAGTTCTTTACTGTCTAAATTTAATCCTATAGGATCAGCACAAGCTAATATCCCATCATTTAAAAAAGCAACAACAGTTTCAATTAAAGATTTAAAATCAAATAATATTCCTAATCCTGTTATTCCGCATGACCCAATACAAATATTAAATCTTAATAATAAAGCATATGAAACACAAGATGGTACTTCTATATATGGAGCAGATATTCAAGGAGCTTTCGGTGGTAAAGATGAAAATTTAAATTATGATTTACCTAAGATGATGATGTGGGGAGCATTAACAGCAATGGGATTTGATGTAGAAATTGATAATTCTGATTTAGACCCTAGAACTCTTGCAGCAGGTAGTGAAGCATTAGGTTCTAAAAGATCTATTAAAAATTATAACCAGTTTAGCTCTGCTATTGCAAAAGAACAAGTAAAGGTATATAATGCTGACCCTAATATGATTACACAATATGCTATCGCAGCTTTTAATCTTTTAAAAGCTCCGGGTAAACTGTATGATTACATGAAAGATAATAAAGCTACCGCAGCATTTGTTTTAGGACGAGTTAATATTGATGAAAAAGGTAATGCTGTTAATGAACGATGGAATTGGAACTATCAAAATAAAATGGCTGGAGCTGCAACACCTTTTACAGCAGGACGAGCTTTTTTAGGAACCTTTATGCCTAAAAGTGGTGAAGGACCAGTAATGAATATTAATCTTTTTGATTTTGACGAAGGTAAAGATTCCAAATAAAAAGAAATAAAATTAAACTAGGGGTAATTATAATAAATAAAATTACATTAATCATTTCATAAGAAATATTTAATATTGCTGCTAACCAGTATAAAAATAAAACAGATTCTTTAAAAATATAATCAACCATAGTACCCCCTTTTAAAGTATATACTATATAATATCATACCAAATTATAATTGTCAACTTAAACAGGAGTAAAAAATGTTATCGTTATTAGGAAGTGTCTTAGGTTTTGGCACATCTATTATCCCTAAAGTATTAGGATACTTTGAAGAGAAGCGAGATCAGAAGCATGAGCTTGAGATGATGGATAAACAACTCCAGCATCAGTTACAGTTAGGCAACCAGAAGATGCAGCTTATGGAGATTGATGCTTCTATCAGGGAAGTAGAAAGCTTACACAAAGAACATGCTAAGATTACAATGAAGTCTAGTAGATGGGTAGTTAATCTTTCATCTTCAGTTAGGCCATTGATAACATACCTGTTATTCTTTGAGTTTATGATATTAACATTCCTGTTAGCTTTTGGTCACATTGATAACGGTATGTTTTCTCTTGTATGGTCATCTGAAATCTCAAGCGTCTGGTCTGCTGTTGTTTGTTTTTGGTTTGGGCAACGTACATTTGGTAAAAGATAATGGCAGCTAAAAAATCTAAAACAAAAAAAGATGCGTGTTATCGTAAAGTTAAATCAAGGTATACAAAGTGGCCTTCAGCTTACGCATCAGGTGCTTTAGTTAAATGTCGTAAAGTAGGCGCAGCTAATTGGGGAAATAAAAGTGGCTCAAAAAAGAAAAAGTGAGGGATTACGTAAATGGTTTTCTCGTAACAAAGGTAAAGGCTGGGTAGATTGTAAAACAGGTAAACCTTGTGGACGTAAGTCAGCTAAAAATTCTAAACGTCCTTACCCTGCATGTAGACCAACTAAGGCTCAATGTACTTCAGCATCTAAAAAGAAAAAGGGGCCAAGCAGAATTAGTTGGAAGAAAAAGAAATGAAGATAGCAACACCTGGATTGGAGATCATAAAGTATTACGAAGGATGGTCATCATCAGTCTACCAATGCCCTGCTGGAAGATGGACACAGGGGTGGGGTAGTACGTGGGATCATCAAGGCAATCCTATCACCTCTAATAACCCTGACATTGATGAGATCACAGGCGAGTCGTATCTCAGACGAGAAATATTACACGTTGAGAAAGCAATTGGACAACTTGTTAAAGCGGAGTTAACACAGAATATGTTTGACTCAATCTGTTCTTTTTGCTACAACTGTGGTACCGGGGCATTTCAAAGATCAACTATGAGAATGAAGTTGAATAGAGGAGACTACCTTGGTGCTTCAGATGAGTTTAAAAGATGGTGTCGAAGCGGAGGAAGAATCCTAAAAGGATTAGTATTACGTAGAGAAAAAGAAAAGGAGTTATTTTTATTATGAAAGATGATATTTGTCCTAAGTGTGGTAAAGAAGGTTGCATGTGTGATCCCGATACTTGTGATTGTGAGCCAATAAACAGGGAAGACTTAGAAAGTGACCCTTAAATAAGCTCTGTGAATTAAGGTAATGTACTTTTATAGGGCAGTAGTCCCGAAATTTAACAACCCCTCTCTATGGGCTTTAAAATGGCTCACAGAGAGGTTTTGTTTTTAGCACTACATTTTAGGTATAGAATAGTAATCAAGCAGTACTTTTAACTTATCTCTTGCATGTGCTATAGCATTTACTTGTTCATCTACTGTTTCCGTTAGTGTTGAATGATCGCCAACACCAACAGGACTATCTAAATAAATTTGTATCTTAGCTTTAGCTACTTCTATGTCAGCTTTATAGACTTCACGTAACGCATTAAGCAGTAACATTTATTTCACTCCTTTATTTACTGTGGTTAATAAAGTATTTAAATACCATTGTGCTTTTTCTAAATCTTGTATTGGATTTCCTTTGTAGTTATATCTCCAAAGATACTTTAATGTATTTCCTTTTAAGTATCCTTGGTATTCTTTATCTGTCATACTAGCTTGTATAGCTTTTATACATTCTACTCCATGTTTATTATAATGAACTGGGTTATTTACTAAGTCTTCTTTAGATTTAGCTTTAGCTTCAAACTCTTTTATATCTTGTAGTTTCATAAATATCTCCTATATAAATTTTAATAAATGTATTCCGATAACAAATAAATTAACTGCCCCATAAACAATTAAAATTGTAGTCATTAACTGCACTCCTTTTGTCCTGTTTCTGGATCAATAAAACATGCTGACCCATCATGTTCTTCTTTAATTGCTGGCTCACTTTTATTTAGAATACCATACCGTTTACCTGCAAGTCTAAAGGTAGTTACTCCTTTCAGTTTACCTTTCCATCCTCGTACATATACATCTTTAAATTCTTCAAAGGTTACGTTATCTCCTACGTTAATTGTTTTAGATACTGCACTGTCTATGTAAGGTTGGATAGCTATCTGCATTTTTATATGGTCATCTATAGTTAAGTCTTCAGTTGTTTCAGATTTAATATTATAGTTAGCATATACATAATCCTGTAGTTTAATTATAACAGGACCATCTTCTGTTATTAATGTTCTGTCTACTTCATGTGTAAATACAGGTTCAATACCACTACTAATATTATCAGCCGTAAAACTTATTGTACCAGTTGGAGCAATACTTGTCAAGTGGCTATTACGAATACCTTGTTTAGTTATTAACTCAATTAAATCAGTAGGAATTTTTTTAGCAAATCCACTACTAAGATACTTGTCTTGATTGTATAAAGGGAATGAACCTTTTTTTACAGCTAAGTTAGAGCTTGCTTCTATAGCTGTATACGCTAATGTTTTTCCTATCTTACGTGTAAACTTTACTGCTTGGTCTGAACCATACCTTAGATTAATTAAAGTAAGACAGTTAGCTAATCCAGTTATTCCCAATCCCATTCTTCTTTTATTTTCAGCTTCAAGTTTTTGTTTAGTTAAAGGGTAGTTAGTTCTATCAATTACATTATCCATAGCTCGTACAACATGTGGTATGTCTTTTTTAAACTTATCGAAATTAAATCTACTATTAGATACATACTTAATTAAATTAAAACTACCTAACAAACAAGCACCGTAAGGTGGTAGTGGTTGTTCACCACATGGATTAGTAGCTTCAATAGTTTCACAATATTGTAAAGGATTATCGTTATTAATCCTATCTATAAATAATACACCAGGTTCAGCCCACTCCCAGTTAGCTCTCATAATTTCATCCCAAAGAGCAACAGCATTTATTTCTTTATATACTTTATTGTTAAAACGTAAACAAAATGGTGTACCTTTTATAACACTTTGCATAAATTCATCAGTAATTCCTACTGATATATTAAAGTTTGTAAGCTGGTCTTGGTTTTGTTTAGCTCGTATAAACTCTTCAATATCGGGGTGGTCTACACGTAAAACTCCCATCATTGCCCCTCTTCTATGCCCTGCTGATACAATTGTCCTACACACAGCATCAAAGATGTGCATAAAAGATACAGGACCACTAGCAGAGCTATCGAGACTAACAATCCTATCACCATTAGGCCGTATCCTAGAGAAATCATAACCAATCCCACCACCTCTTCGCATTGTTTCAGCAGCTTGTGTAGCTTTCTCCATAATGGATACCATACTGTCTGTAATAGTTCCTGATACAAAACAATTATAAGCTGTAACATCTCTTGGGCTTCCCATTGCTGATTGAACTCTACCTGCTGGCATAAACCTTTGGTTTAAAAAAATATTTTTTATCTTTGCACGATGCTCTTCGTTATCAGCCATAGCAGCAGCATTTCTATGAGCAGATTCTTCAAAGCTTTCATTAGGTAGTCTATATTTATTAGCATGTAACTCATCACAAGCTGGTACTTGTGGGCCATACTTAATGTCTGGTATCGTCATCTGTGTTTCCTTTCTTTAATTTAAACCTATTAGACATTTCTTCTATTTGAATTGAATCAAGTAATTCAGAAAGAGCAGCATTTAAAATAAGAGTATGTTGTTTTTCAGGTGGTAGTTTATTTATTACTATCGCTAACTGCATCATACAATTTATTCTATTGACTAACAGATCAGGATTGAAAAAAAACTTTGCTTCTAAGTCTATGCTTTCGTCTTGATCGTCCATCTCTATCGTATCCTTTCTTCGATTGTACTATCCTTTGATGGTACTTATCTGAATGTAAATCTTTAGTAATTAAACTTCTATATTTTATCTTCTTCTTCATTGTCTGGCTCTTTAATAATATCTTTAAATATTTCTATATTATCATAAACGTCTTCTATAATAAAGTCTAATACTTTTTCCATAGGAATATCAAGCAACTCTATTAATTCTGCTGGAGTATAAGTCTTTTCTATTTCTAGTCTAAGATTTTCTTCGTTAATAGACATTAGGTATACTCCTTAGAAATAGCATTTAAAGAAATAAACTCTGGATCATAACATCCATTTAATACATGGCGTTTAACTATAACTCCAGACCACCATAAGTTTTCACTTTGTGTGTTGTTCCAATCAGATTTAAAATCTAAGTAACACCCTGCTACTAACCCCATCATTCTTTCTCCTGCTGCATTAATAGAAGTGGATAAATCTAAAGTATGGGAGTGTCCTTGAGTTACTGACATATGTTGTTTATTTAGTAAAGCTTTTGCTGGACTTTCCCCACCTATAGGTCTACCCATAACTCCACTTGTAAAGTAATGAGCGTATGCTATTCTATCTATGATAACTGGGTCAAGAAAGTTACTTACTTTCCACCCAAAATCTTTGTATCCTAAATCTTCTACTCCTATTGTTCCATCTAGTATAGGCTCAGAAGATATAGCTCTATTAATTCTATCTTCATGGTTGCCTAGACACATATAAAACTTAGGCTTTTTTCTTTTAGCTTTTTTAATTGGGGCAAACAATCTTTCTTGTGCATCAAGTACAGAGTCTACGTCTTTTCTATACCGTCTGCCTTCAAAACCTTTTGTCCCTTTATCATAGGTACATAAACTAGGCATGTCTGCCATATCTCCTAAGTTAATAACAACATCAGGTTTTACATCTAGGATTAATCTACCTATCCATTCAAACCTATCGTTACTATAATCAGGGTGAGCATGTTGATCTGGTATTATTAAATGTGTTTTCATTTTAACCATTCCTTCGGTACTAATTTATCTGCATATACATAACCATATTTTTTACACCAATCTCCATATGTTCCTTTCGCACCTTTATAAAGTTTAGATTTAGAGTTAGAAAAAATAAAACGTATATCAAACATAGGGTATTGTTCTTTAATTAACAGATGTTTTTTTCTATCTGAAGCATCAAAGAACCCTTTTGTTTCTACAATAATACCATTAGGTAATATAAAATCAGGAAGGTAAGTATGGTTAGTTGCTGGTCTTATATAATGTATCTTACTTTCTTTTGTTTCATATTGAAATTTAACTTTTAATTTTTTTAAATGTTCAGCTACATTAAACTCTAAAGAACTTCTATACTTTCCTTTTCTTTTAATTTTTCTATACTTCATTATGTTTTACCTCTGGTATAGTATCTTTAGGTTCTCGTTCAACATGGGTTAAGTATCTTGGTTTATCTTTGTACAAGAATAACCTTAACTTAGGCCAGCACTCCCATTTAAAATCACAGTAAGAACAATTAACTCCTAGCTTCATGTTACCACTCTTACCATCAGCAACAGGTTCGTAACACCTACCAGGTATTTCTTTTTGTTTAACAACTTTCTTTATTTCTTTTACTCGTTTTTCTATGTTGACCATATCCATGTCTTCAACTGGCATATACGTGATTGCACCACTTTGTTTGTTAAGAGCAAGGAAACCACCCTCATTGGAGCCTTCAGTAGCATAAATATAACCAGAGATTTGAGCCATATAACCGAATGGATCATTCTCTGGTAGTGTACCATTCTTAAACTTTTGAAAAGCAAACGCAGATGCACTCTTAACATCAACCACTTTGCCATCGATTTTGCAATCAATGTGGCCTTTAATACCTTTAATCTGTACTTCATGTTGCTCATGTGTTACCTCATGTCCTGCTTCTTTTACTAAGTAAAGCATTAAAGCTTCTACTAAATCACCGAACATAAATTTTATTCTGGTATCAGGTAATAATGGTTCTCCTTTAGTTCCATTACACTCATACCAAAGTTGTCTGTTTGGTTTACCTATATTAGACATACGTAAGTTTGTATTTTGTTTACGATTTTCCATCTGACGTTTAATAGAATTTTTAATACTTTCCCCTAACTCTTCTAAAAATTTAGGGGTAGTTTCTTCTACCCCTTCAGTTACAAGAGTATGTATATCTTCTATAAGTGAATCAATCTTCATTTATTTTGCCCTTTTGATTTTATATCACAAGAAGTTTCATCAAATTTAAAAACACTTTCTTGGAATAACTCAATTATTTTATCTACATCTGACCCAGATACACAACTATTTATAATTACTTTTGCACACTGACTTTGTTTAGGGCTTACAGTATGTACATATCTGAAAGTTAACTCTACATTTTCTAACATTTGTAACCTTTCACCTAGCTTTACCACCTCTTGCTAGTCTCCAAGGACATTACGCTGCCGACCCTCGCTACCTTGGCCCAGTTTAAATTTAATTACTCCATATCATCATCGAATAGCTCATCATCACTGGAACTATCATCATCAAAGTCATCGCCATTGCTGTTGTATTCAACAAGTTCTTTAACTTTAATAGCAGCAATGCCAGCAAACAATCCAGGATACTTACCATCGTATGCTTGTACTTTAACATCTGCTGTAGTTCCATTACCTACTATAGAACCATCAACTAGCCCTTTAGATTTATCCATAACTTTAGGTGGGAAGTTAGACTTACAAGTCATAAACATACCACGATCATCATCTTTTGTTCTGACTCTTTCATCAAGACCTAAATTAGAGATAGCTTTAATATGTTCTTTAGTTAAGGCAGAAATATCTACTGTATATTTACCAGCTAACTCATTTTTCTTAGTTAGAAAAGGCCAGTAAAGTTGTACATCTTTAAGAATTATTGTTCCTTGTATTGACATAATGTCACTCCTTTTTGTTTATCTATAAATATTATATCATTGTAAATTTATAATGTCAAATGTTTATTTAATGTGTGTCATACCAGTTCCTTCCTATTTTGTACTCTCCATCTAAAGGACAGTTAAGTTTAAAATATTTACCTGCATCAACTATAGATTGCACAATAATTTTACCTACTGTATCTGCTTGAGATTTTAAAACTTCTACTTGGAACTCGTCATGCACAATAGCTACTTGCTTTGCATCTAACTTTAACTTTCTTATTCTTTGATGCCATAAACACATAGCGTATTTCATTACAACTGCTTCACCTCCTTGTAAGTATGCACTTAATGCGAAGTGTTCTGATTTAATTTGAATTTTTCTTCCATCAAGTCCAACCATTCTTCCAACTTTAGCAGATCTTCTTGCTCTAGCTTTGAGTCTAGCGAGTGCTGGTGTATTACTAAGGAAATCTTCTTTAACTTTTTTACCTCTTTTTGTATCTCCTCCAATGATTCTACCAACCTTTTCATCTCCTGCTCCAAGAAGCCATGCGTAGATAAACGTCTTTGCAATATTTCTATTTGACCATTGTTTTTCTTTTTCATTCCATTTTCCTTTGTCTATACCCATTGATTCTAAATTTTTATTATGTATATCACCATGAACTACTTCATGTGTATAAGCAGGATCATCCATATAATGTGCTAAAATTCTTAATTGAATCCCAGCTGCATCAACACCCAATAAGACATGAGTATCAGGGTTGCTACTAATAAAACAAGCACGACACTCACTACCATATGGGGAGTTAATACCCGGTATGTTTCCCAAGTTGGGACCATTATGAGACATACGATGAGTAATAGCCCCAATGCTAAACACGTTACCATGAACTCTATTGTCATTTCCCAAAGCATCTAACCATCCTTCTATTGTTTTAGATCTAGATACACACATTGCATACTCTGCAAGAGATCGTAAAGATTGTGGAGCATTAGGTGCAAGCGTATCTAAATTCTCATCACACAACTGCCACCTATACTTTTGTTCTTCTTGAAACTCTTCTTCACTTATCGTTTTATTAAATTTCTTTTCTAATAAAGTACGATAACCTTTAGTTCTAATTGTAGGATTCCACCAAGGATTAAGTCTTTCTACTTTCTGTTTAGGTGAGTTTAAATTAAAATCTTCCCATTCAATCCTAGAAAATGGGCCACTAACTTGAGTATAATCAGAGTCAAGAAACTTTAAACCTACCTTGGATAGCTCCCCATCTTTGGTATACCTTGGTGTAATTTCTTTTATTAACTTAGGTTTAGATTTCATTTCTGATAGTATAGATTCTTGTAGAACATCTATTCGATTTGAAATTTTGGCAAAGAGTAAGTTAACCTTTACTATATCCAATGCAAATCCATACTGTCTTTGATTTTCTAAATAGTATTGGGTGTAATGTTCTATCTTACTAGCGTCTTCGCTTCCTAGCTCTTTGCCCTCTAACTTTAAAGATCGTGCTACCTTGTACGTTAACTCAACATCATTGATACAATAGTCTAACATTTCATTACTGTACTCTGTAAAGTCTTTATGTACTAACTTAGGATGATTTAAATACTTACCCCAAGCTGCTAATGAATGACCTGCTGTACGATTATACTTTTGTAGTCTAGATATTAGTAAAGTATCTCGTACTCTTGAAGGTCTAATACTAATACCTAAAACTTTTTTAATAACTTGTAAGTCATAAGCTATAAAGTTATGTCCTATCCATAACCTTACATCTTCTGCAAACTTAACGAAGTCATCAAGAGTATCAGGAGTCCAGCTATGTATCTCTCCACTGTCATAGTCTTTACAAACTATACACCAGATAGAGTTAACATTAGGTAACAGTCCGTCTGCTTCAATGTCGCAAACTACTGTACGTTGTGACATATCTATTCCTTTTCTTCTTTGTTAAGTTCAGTTAATCTTCCTGTTAGTTTGTTAAAATAAAGTGAAGAGGTTGGTCCTGTTAAACCAGAGAACCTATTCTTTAACACACGAATGAGTGTTGTGTTCCTCTCTTGCTCGTCTTGGGCTTGTCCATTTCTCTCCAACCCAAATACAAAATTGGCGAGTTGCCCAAGTCCCGCTGTTCCTCGTAAATCTGACAGACTCGTAATGCCCCCTTCTTCAAGAGGTTTCGTTGCCTGTCTTCTTGAGTGGGCCACAGCACACAAAACAATTCCGAGTTCAACTGCAATCGCTTTAAGTTTATGTCCGATTTCATCTAACATTTTCCTCTCATCACCAGGGTTATCCGATACCATAAAGCTAATGTGATCGAGTATTAAAAATTTACAATCACACCCTCGTACTAGGAATTTTATTTTATCTACGAGATAGTCTACTGAATTATCCCTAAACCTTTCCCCTAATGTGAAGACTCTGCCTGTACCCCACGTATTTTTGTATGCTTGTTCATACTCCTCATCAGTATACGAAGCATCTGGTAAGTGAAAAGGAATACTAGCATCACATGTCATAAGTCCATGTGCAGTATCCAATGTCCCTTCCTCAAGGTAGATTACACCAAGGTTAACATCTGTTGATTTTAATACATGGTATGAGATTTCTCTAAGTACATTGGTCTTACCTATCCCTGTACCTGCTGTAATAATTATGAACTCACCTTCACGCATACCATAGGTAATATTCTGAAGAGCTTCCCAAGGGTAAGAAAAGATAGCTTCTTTAGGTTTACTCTTAATCACTTCCCATATATCCTGTCCAGATAAAATGTCATCAGGTTTATACTGTTCAGCCGCCCACCATAACCTGTTAAACTCTGCTGAATCTTTTTCCTCTAAGTATTTACCTGCATCTTTTTTATTTAACTTAATAACTTTACATTTCTTAGGGAATAAAGATGCAACTTCCTTGGCTGCATTTTTACCTGCATCATCATTATCAAAACAAATAATAATGTTATCAAAACTATCGAGCCATTCGTAGTTTTTCTTAGCGTCCCTGTATGCAGAAGTAGCAGACCTGACTCCAACAGTAGGGTATTTACTTCCCATCATTTGGTATACTGCCATTGTATCTATCTCCCCTTCACATATTGTAAGATACTTACCGCTACTAGAAAACTTTGATGCCCCAAAGAAAGTAGCCTTGGTTATTGGTCCTTTAACAAAGAAATCTTTAGGTTCTGTTCGTACCTTATACGCTATAATATTCCCATCTTTTGTAGTATAAGGATAGTAATGTTTTATTACTACCTTATCACGTACATCCAGACGAACATCATAAAATTTTAATGTCTCTTTCTTTATGTTACGATCATGTAATGAACCTACCTTTGTCTCCTTTAAATCAGGTAAAGGTTCAAAGCTTCTATTTATTTGTGCTTGCATAATAGGTTTTACCTTATCAGTTGGTGGTTGTGTTAATTTATTACAAGAGAAACAAAACATATGACCATCATCAAACAGAGTGTTAGCATCTGAAGACCCACAGACATCACATGAATATCTCCCTACCATTTTAGAAGTATTCGATTCACTCTTCATTAACTTCCTGCTCCTTCCAATTATAAAAGACAGCCTTACGTCTACGTAATTCTGTTTCAGTTATACGTGTTTCTTTTGTTGACATTTTAGGGTAAACTTTAGCTTGACGTTTATCTAACTTTTTATAGTTCATTTACTTCTCCTCAATATATACTCGTAATGATTTACTATTTTTAATTGACTGCCCATACCTATGTTCTCTCCAATTAAGACCCTCTTTAAGATGCTGTCCTCTTATACGCATCTT